CCTAAATCCCTGTAATGATTACCGTTACCCTCTATACCCCCTGTTAATTGCTGATATGTCAGAGTATTCCTCAAACATCAGTAGAATAACCACCTAGAATAGCCCTCAGAAGGCTACAGAACTATAACAAAATCAATAGGTTAGTAGTGCCATCTGTCAGTTATCTGCCACTATAGACCGACTGGGGGGCGGCATAGCCGCCCCGCCGACGACTTTCCTGTATGCCAGTCACCACCATTCCGAATTTTCTCACCTAATTTTGAAAACGCTGTCTCGTTTTTCAGACAGGGACGATTTGTTTTTGGATGTCGCGTTATTGTTACAGCGCAACAAATCATGGGGATGATATGCCAAATGTAAAAAAGAACCCGCACCCGACCAACGGTATGGGATTGCCAGCGGTCACACCGCAACAGGTGGATCGAGTGCGGCGAAGCGTACTGGATGTTGTACGTAAGAACATCCCACAGGTACGCGAGGTACTAGATGGCTCGCGCAAGTGGGACAACCAACAGGTAAGACTGTTTGGTATGATGCTCAACAAGGTCATGCCTGACCTACACCACAGCTTTAATCAGCACACAGTAGAGAACAAGAACGTCGATGAGCTTACCGTCGATGAGCTTATGGAGATCGCCAAGCAGGGCGAGACAGTTGAAGGAGAGTACGAGGATGTCGATAACCAGAGCGGAAGCGGCGAAGAAGCTACTCCAGATCAATCAGGCGAAGACGGGGTTCAGGGGGTTCGTTCAGGCGTTATATCCGAAGTTTGAGTTAGCACCATTTCAAGAGGAGTTGGTTGATGTACTTGATAAGCTCGAAAAGGACACGCTCGGAACTAGACGACTACTTATTACTATGCCACCTCGACATGGTAAGTCGTGGCTTGCGTCAACACTTTTCCCTGTCTACTACCTCGCCCAAAAGCCTAACCGAAACGTCTTGGCTACATCCTACAACCAAGACCTCGCCAAGACCTTTGGTCGCCAAACCCGTGACCACGCCCGTGAGCCTATCATCGGTCAAGCGTTTTCTGATTTTGCGCTGTCTGAGGAGAGCCGTGCTGTTGACGACTGGCGTACAACGATGGGCGGTACATACTACGCGACGGGCATCGGCGGCTCTACGACGGGTCGTGCGGCGACGCTCCTCTTAGTAGATGACCCCATCAAAGCTCGTGAGGAAGCCGACAGCGCGACACAGCGCAACAAGACTTGGAGCTACTACGTATCGGCACTGACCACACGTAAACAGCCAGAGCCAGACGGTACACCCGCCATTGAGATAGTCATCCTCACACGTTGGCACCCCGACGACGTTGCTGGTCGTTTGATGGAAACAGACGACTGGCGCGAAGGGGCATGGCATCATATCAACTTCCCAGCCATCCGTAAGGTAAACACCAATGTCAAGAAATCTGTGGCAGAACTGCCAGAAGATGACCCGCGCTTCATTCCGCAAGGTGAACTCAGCAAGGTCTCCCCATCGAAACGACACTTCTATGACGAAAGCGAAGAAGCACTTTGGCCTGAACGCTTCCCCGTCGAAGAACTCAAAAAGCGAGAGCGGCTAGACCCCAGAGAGTTTGCATCGCTCTACCAGCAGTCACCGTTTATAGCTGGCGGTAATCTGCTCAAGGATAGCTGGTGGCAGTACAACGACGATAAGCCAGAGTGTACTCAGGTCATTATCGCCGCTGACACCGCGTTCAAGAAGACTGAGCAAGCCGACTACTCTGTTCTTATAGTCATGGGCGTAGACAGGAACGGTGACATGCACATTCTCGATGTCATCCGTAACAAGTACGATTTCCCAGAGCTAAAGCGTGTCTGCATACAAACCAACGCGAGATGGCGAGGGCAGGGTTTGCGCGGCCTCTACATTGAGGACAAGGCTTCAGGCCAGTCACTAATACAAGAACTACGTAACGAGAGCGGAATATCCGTCCTTCCGTACAAGGTAGTCAACGATAAGGTCGCCAGATTGAACGCTGTGACGCCACTCATAGAAGGTGGTCGAGTGTCGATACCTCGGACAGCCCATTGGTTAGACGACTTTCTTTTGGAGTGTCAGTCGTTCCCTAACGGCAAAAACGATGACCAAGTGGACGCATTGTCTATGGGTCTTGATGTACTATCCAGAATAGGTGGTGCTGTAGATGGTCTAATGGGTGGCTCAATCGACATGGGTTCTTCTCTCAACACGCAGTTCCAACAGTCAATGCTTTCGAGTTCCCTCACGAAATCGAAGGAAGATAAATGGATGAAGTCATGGGGCGAGATGTAAATGCGCTATAAAGACATAAAAGCCGACCAAACTGAGGTAGTCGTAGATTTATCCAATCTGGCTGAACCATTGATGTCCTACGAAGACATCTCAGACATGCTGTCAGAAGAACAAGAGACCAAACTTGTTGACTACGTGCGTGCCATTACAAAGATGTCATACGAGCGGATCAGCCGCAGATACGAACACTGGCGCGACGCAGACCGCGCTCACGATGTATATGTACCAGCCGACAGCACCAAGTTCCGTGAGAAAGCGGTGGTCGCTGACACCAGAGCTATCGCAGATACCGTTTTAACGTACCTTATGGCGGCACTGGCTGGCAGGAACCCTATGTTCCAGCTAGAGGGGTTAAACCGCAAGTCACGCAAGTCCTCGCTCATCCTAGAGCGTTTGATGCACCAACACATGCGCCGCACTGCTGGCGAGGCACGCATCGCACAGATGCTACTCGACAGCATCCGCTACGGCTTTGCACCAACCAAGGTCATTTGGGATAAGAATGACAACACCAACCAGATAATTAACTTTGACCCACGCCGTTGTTTCCCTGACCCTCGCGTACAGTGGGGCGACTGGGATCGTATGCAGTACGTTGTTTTTGCTGACCATGTATCAACAAACGCCCTGTATGGCTCTGGTCACTACCCCAAAATACAGAAATATCCAGGACTCAGAAGCAAGCGGCACTCCAACAACAAGTCGGGCTGGGACGCACACCGCTGGGTAAAGGAAGAGGGCAGAGGGCTGAACATCAACCCAGATGACCCATTTGGCAACGAGAACGGCTACCACTTCACCCTAGACGATACTCGTATCGTGGACGAGGCATGGGTGCGCTTCAACGGCTACGAGGTGGGCTTACCACAGATCGAGCAGTTGTGGGTTCTCATTACCATTCTCGACGAAGAGTGCGTTATCCGTATGCAACTCAACCCATACGGCAGACAGTTCCCTGTAGCGTTTGGCGGCTTATACAACGACCAACACAAGACATACAGCCAATCTCTATACGATCTACTGCTTCCAATGCACGAGATAAGCACATGGCTACTGCGCTCACGTATCGACAACGTACAGGCCGCGCTTAACAATCTTATCTTCGTAGACCCAACAGCAGTCAGCGTTCCTGACCTTATTGACAGAAATCCATGGGGCGTAGTCCGCACACTGCCAGGCACCAAGCCAGGTGACGGCATATTCATAGCTGAAGTACCCGACGTAACTAGGGGGCATTGGAATGATATCAGTGCCATGGCTGACCTCAAGCAACGTGTCAGTGCGGCATCAGACGCACAGCAGGGCGTGCCAACAGCCGACGGCATACGCACAGCCACAGAAATCCAGCGTCTAACTCAGCTAGGCTCACAGCGGCTTGGCGTTCTGGCTCGCGTTCTGTCAGCACAATCTGTTCGTCCACTTGTCAGAATGATGACAGCCAACCTACAGGATGCGCTACAATACGAGGGTTCGCTTCGTATGATGGACGGTCAAGCACCAGGCGAGCTAAGTGGTATGATCGACGACGGCTACTTAGACTTCGATGTTTCTATGCTTCAGGGAGACATCGACTACTTAGTAGTGGACGGCACGCTTCCCGTAGAACCTACAAGAAACGCCGAGACTTGGATGAATATGCTTCAGGTCATAGGCCAATCAGGTCTCCAGATGGAGTACAAGACAGGCCGCGTCATAGAAGAAGCCATCCGTGCCATGGGC